GTAGGTAACCAACGATTCCCATTTCAGCAGCAACTTTACAGAATCGAATAGCATCATAAACAATACCAGCGCTATTTGGAGAATCTTGAACAGATAAACGAGCTGTCAATTCATAACGAGCTCCAGCCCAACCCCAAAACACCATATCAATATTAGCAATCTTGTTATCTGATCCGATATACTCATCACCTGGTTTTTGAAAAACAGTAAGCGATGGTCCAGCATACATTGTAAGTCCAGCAATATCTTTACCACGTACTACAGCTTGTCCATTAAGTACATTTTCTTTAGAGATATGTTTGTTCTTTAAACGATCTTTAGTAGCCATGTTTAAAAAATCAGTATTTGCTGTACGACCGGTTCTACGCATATCGCCTTGAGTTGTACCACAAGCTTTATTTTCTTGAATGTGCTGAGTTACTAGTAAACCAGAATCCATAATAGATCCTTGAAGAACTTCAGACAAACGAGATGCGCCATAATCAGAACGCATATCAGAACCAACGATTGTTACGCCGTTTTCAATAGCGAGTTGTTCTAATTCCATAGCATCTTTAGTAGAAATATAAGTTGGCATACAGTTAACTACATGAACACCCGCTTTAATAGCGTTTTCAATATGCCATCTAGCAGCTTCTTCTGAACCTACTGGCATGTAATTAAGTAATACATCAACATTGCGATTTTTAAGAATATCACGATATTCACGTGCTGTAATTGGTGTTGTTTCTGAATCTTCTAAAAACGTAATAGCTTTATCGAGATCATGCATGTGAGGTGCGATACCATCCAACGTAGGTGAACGATATACGTGTGATTCATTAGCAATACAGCTCATATCGTGACATGGAGGGAATACTTCCATATTACAATTTGGTTCTGCGTAAATTGCTTTATTTAACCGTTGACCAACTTTACGAGAATCGACATCAAAGCCAACTACGAAGTTAAAATTCGGAGCTGAATAACCGCCAATGTCTTGAAACATTAGGCCAATTGTATCTTCTGGATTTTCGTTATAGTATTGAACACCTTGAACAAGTGCTGATGAACAGTTGCCGACGCCGGCGATTGCGATATTAATTTTAGACATTTTTTTGTTTCCTTTTATTTCAGTTTATTTACGTGAGGTTGGCTGGGTTTTAATCAGAGTAGCTCACGGTTTGTTAATTTACATAAGTAGTTATAAGGTATATTATAACACATTTTTGATCAAATGTAAAGGGAATTTGCAATATGAAATGCAATATTATTTAATAAAAATATCAACCCAATACCATTAAGTAATATAAGAGCTCTATCCTGCCAGAGAATAGACACCCATAACCATAACATAATTCCAATAGCAGACAAAGATAGATCTACAAATTGTAGACCATCAACGCCTCTAATAGACATAGCAGATAGAACAAAAACTGAAGCTACCCACTTTACATACCAATCTAAAGTTTTCTTATCCTTCTTAATCATTTCCATCCCAGTTAAGATCTTGCTGAGATTTAATTTCATCCTTATACGACTTACGATCATATTTAGACTCGTCTTTATGAGGCTGTGTAGTAGCATGATCTGGTGTTACCTTACGGGTTTTTATATCAAGTTTTTTACCAAAGATTGCTTCCCAATTATCTGAGTATGCTTTATCATCTTGGTTTGTTCTGCGGCCGGAACCCTTTCCACCGTGCCAGTTACTTTTTTTCATTATTCTTTCCTAAAATAGTTCTAGTTGATCGAGTTCACTAAATGTCTCACGACTATCAGTCTTTCTAAAAAACAGATTTCCATTTGAGTTTTGAGTTAGGACAAAAGTATCGCCAATTCTAAATGGCGTATTTTCTATCTTTAACACACAATCTGGTTCTAGTGTTGTATTTATATCTGTAAATGTTAAACCAGCTTCTGTCATTTCAAATTTATAATCTATGTAAAGCATTTTACGACCTTCCTACATTGTTCAAGATTTTTCATACTGTACCTTACACCATATAAATCATCAGTATTCTTTACAGAAAATGACAACCATATTAATAATAAGGCTCTTAATAATAATATACCAATTCTATTCACCTTCTCTCCTGGGCACCATTCATTCAATTATTTTGCTTGAGGAATGAAACTCAAGGGCCGAGTGCACCACCTATTGATTGAGGCAATAGGACCTATTGTGGAGTATACCACTCTAAAAGCTTGCGATGCGCTGCAAGTTGTTCAGTGTAAACTTTAAGATCTTCAGGATGAGCAGCTTCAGGGTTCTGCATATAATCCTCTAGATCTCTTATAGAAATGTTTAATCTTGCTAAAAATAATTCATCAACAAAATCGTTATGCATATCCATTTTTATAAATTGTTTACCATCTTCGTCTTTCACAAAATTCATAATCATTACCTTTGTTATTTGGCGCGCCCATCAGGATTCGAACCTGAGACCCTCGGCTTAGAAGGCCGATGCTCTATCCAGCTGAGCTATGAGCGCATTAAGTTATTTTACAATACCTTTAAGATTATCTATATCACGCAGCATTGACATATATTCTTTGTCGTGTTCACGCACGTCATCTAAATAAACTTCAAGTTTCTGATGCTTTATAAGCTCTTCAAAAATATGCCACATCTTTTCAAAGCGTAGTTCAGTGATAGACCTTAAACCTAATAGTTGGTTTTGTAGGTTATCACAATCCTCAGCGTTTAGATCAAAATTATCAGTGTTGTGATAAATCAAATCAATATCTTCGCATGTACCCCATGCAACCATGATAGCTTGTTCTAAATCAAATCGATCATATTTAGATAAAGTCATATGTTACTCCAGCTTCCTCAAACATTTGTTTAGTTAATTGTGTTGATTCAACCCAACGTTCTGGCATTGAATCATCTATTTCTTTTGTTACAACTCGTTTAATACCAACTTGTATAATACCCTTAGCGCATTCTGAACAAACTGGTAAACCATGAATGTACATAGTAGCTCCATCTAAAGAAGTTCCATTATACGTTGCATTATATATACAGTTCATTTCAGCATGTACTACACGTTGATACTTAGTTACTTTGTTTTGATACATAGTATCATCATCTGAGATTCCACGTGGAAATCCATTATATCCTTGAGCAAGCACTTGACCTTTAGATCCTACTGCAACTGCTCCAATCTTTCGCGAAGGATCCTTTGACCATTCTGCAATATGAGCAGCTAAACTAATATAGCGCTTATCCCATTTATAAGTTTTTGATATATCCCAACTCATTATTTTACCATACCAAAGTGACGTTCATAGACATGTAAGTTTTGTACTTGCCAATGAATATCACCAACATCAATAGAAAGATCGTTTGCTAGGTGGCGAAGAACATAGTCTTGCCAAGCATAATCATTTCGATAACCAAAGATAACATCATTAGAACGCATTTGAACAACACAATGTAAAGCATGATCACGAATATAATATGTGACTGAGTTAGTACATATAAAATCATTCTTACCATTTTCGTTATATTCAATCCAAATAGATGGACGAGTATAGATCATTGAAGCTCTACGAGAATCAGGATTATTGGTCAACTCAATAAGAACTTGATCATACTGTGTATGATACTTAGCACTATAGATTAGATGACCATAATTAGAATTGATTTCACCATGAGCATTTGCGGTCATTAACCACGCAGCTGGAGCTTCTCGATAATCATATATGTCATTTACATTCGTAGATTCTGATTCATACCATTCAAGTTCAGTTTCAATGTAATCACGATTTGGTTTGCCGAATATAGCCTCTTCATCTGCAATAAACGATGCGCCAAGCAATTCAATAGTATTACTACCATTACGATCAGTAGTATAGTTTTCATTTGCGAGTTCTTCAATAAAATGATTTCTAATATCTGTTATGTTCATTTGCCATACCTATCGTCTACTTGAGGATGTTCAATTGCATGAGTCATAAGAATCATGATTTGTGTTGCTGCATGAGCTAAGTGAGACATGCCTGATTCTGGATCAGTATCTTCACCACTATGCCAAGCATTTAAATGTCGTTGTACAGATGAATATGTTCTGATCCAGCTTGTTGAATCGCCATCGATTCGCCAATTGTTAACACCATACTTTTCAGCGCCAAAGCCTAGAACATCAGCGACTTGAGCTAATGCTTCAGGCGGGACTAAGCCAAATGGAGTTTTGTTTTCATCGAATTTTGCCATGGTGTACCCTTTTAATAATATACATATATTATATCATAGTTCTTATGTAATGTAAACAATTATTTCACCTTATTTTAAAATAATTTGATGCACTCGCCATCGGAATTTGCAGCGTTATGATCGTAATACGAAGTCTTAGATTCTGCGTACTTAGATCGTCTTGAGTAGAATTTAAAGGTCTTAGGTTCAATGATAAGCCTAGGTGTTACAACATAGTAGTCATCTTCTTCAACGTAATTAGCGGTAACTAGATAATCAAACGCCTGATGCTCGATATTCCTTATCATAGTCGCGACTTTCTTTGGATAGAATGTGTACCATTGTTCTTTGTGTAATTTAACTTCTATTCGGTTTTTGCGCTTTAGGTTACTCCATACGTCCCACGCATACGTATCTCTAATCTTATGATCAAACACCTGTTCATTTAAACGACCACATAACATACCAACTCCAACTTCGCAAATAACACCACTTAAAGTGTCTGTGTAGATTTTTTCATCAGTTCTGGTGTCTGTAGGTTTCTTATTTAATATAATACCATTAGCCATCCAGTTAGTTCTACGATCTACAACGCCTTTGTCGACAATAACAGAATATTTTAGTTGTTCTTTCAATTGTTCTTTCATAATTTAGCCTTCGTAAATAATTCCCTGTTCATTAAGAGCTTTTCTATTAGCCATGTGATGTTCGTTAGTAAGATCTTTGTTACCACCATAATATGGAACAGCATGATGATGATCAATCATTAATTGATTAACAGATTTCTCTTCGCCTTCAATAAAGATTTCACCAAGGATTCTACCAAACTTACCTTTCTCATGAGAGATCAAAGTAACTTCGTCTTCAACCGATTGAATCAAATCTTGCAAAAAGTACTTAGATTCTTTACCATAGAACT